TACGAGGACGGTCACAGGCGCACGGTGAACGTAACTGCGGACAGCGTGGTGGCTGTCATGAAGGATATAGCGAGGGCGATGTTATGACAGACCTGAGCTACATCATCGAAAGTGCAGACGTGCGTATCCCCAACGCCTGCCCCGAACTGCCCGACATGGAGTTTGAACCTGTAACGGCGGTGAAAACGGCTGTCTGCGAGCGTTGCGGTGACGTGTATGAAATACACAGCGGAAGACCGACAGCTTACTGCAAGGCGTGCAGGTATCTGATACGGCTTGAAAAGAGCAATGAAAGATACGAAAAGAAAAAGCGCATGAAGTACCGCAAGCCCGAAGTTCTGACCTGCGAACGCATCAATAGCGTGTGCCGACAGGCTCAGATCGAGGGGACAAGCTATGGGAAGATCATGAGTAAAAAGAGGTAAATATGTTTCAAAATTGCAAATTTTGTGGTAAGAAAATCAGTACTACCAGTTTTTTAAGTAAAAATGATTACAGCTGCGGCGAATGTTCTTCATATTGTATGACTAAGTGCCCGACTGCAAGTTCCACAAGTGCAAGCTGGCACAAAGATCCGTGTGTATCGTGCGAACATAACCCGTATAAGATTCAGCACGTTTGGGACGGAAGGAAGTGGAAAAAATGTTAGACATTGCAGGATTTCATAATTATCTTGTCGAGGAAGAATTGTCAAGCAACACGATTGATTCCTATATGTACGGAATCAAACTGTATGAAAAAATGTTTGGTGAGATCACCAAGCAGAATGTGATCGGCTTCAAGTCCTGGTTAAACGAGCGATTCAAGCCAAAAACAGTGAATATCCGGCTTTCGGCGATTCGCAAATATTGCGAATACAAAGAGATCGTTTTGAAGATCAAGGAGGTTAAAGAGCCAAAAAAGACACACATTGACAATATCATCTCTGACGAGCAAGTCAAAAAGCTTTGTGAAGGGCTTAGAACAGACGGGGACGAGCGCCGTTTAGTATGGGTGTTGATGCTGTCCAAGACCGGCATGAGAATTTCCGAAGCACTGAAAGTCAAGAAAAAAGACGTCCTTAGTGGCAGTGTAGCAATGCACACTAAGGCGCATATGCGTGAAATATATTTTCCAAAATCCCTGATTGATGAGATCGGTCCGTTTCTTGAAAAACTGAGTGATGATGACTATGTGATATGTACAAAGCAAGGGAAACAGACCACAAGCCGAACCGTTTCCGGATTTCTGCGAAGAAGTGCATACAAATACGGAATCCCCGTTGAAGTAATGCACCCTCACGCCTTCCGTCATTATTTTGCTATGGAGTTTATCAAGAGAAAAAATGACATAGCACTTTTAGCTGACTTGCTCGGACACGGAAGCGTGAATGTTACGCAGATCTATTTAAGGCAATCGCAGGAACAGCAAAAGGCAGTTGTTGACAGCGTTGTTAATTGGTAAAAAGGAGTGGTTAAAAATGTTAAAAATCGAGGTAAAAAACAGGGGTGTGAAAATCACTTCGGCAGGCAGTACGCACGAAATGATAAATGAGATGACGTGGGCAGTTGCAGCGTTTTTTCGCAACATTGATCTGAGACGCCGTGACGGAGTAACAAAGGTCACGGACGAAGAAGCGATAGTGGAATTCGGGCAGAATCTGATACTAAACGCCAAGACATTAGCCGAGGAGATGAAAAACATATGAAAAGCGAAGTAAAAGTGGTGCTGTTTTGCATTGCTTTTCTCACGGACTATGCGCTGTGTCTTGCAAATGGGCGTATTGATATGCTCTTAATATCGCTTGCTTTTTTTATCATCATTCTGGCGGCATCGGCTAAGCTGGAAAAGGTCGAAAAGCGCCTGAAACGCTACAAGGACGATGCCGACCGCAGGGGTCGAGAGGAAATGGCAAGCAAAAACGAAAGCGTTGAAGAAACGCAGGAAGCACCCGTTATCGTTATAACAAGGGGGAGGGCTTCATGAATAATGCAAAAAAAAATGAGCCTGTCCGTGTTGGCACACGGACAAGCCCGAGAAAAAGGATAAATATTGATATGGATAATTATACACTAAAAAACGAATTATGTCAAGCAGGTGCGGAGGTGGAAGATATATGAAACTGACCGAAATATCAACAGTCGGTATGTCGCACGAAGACTGGCTCATGCACCGAAAGAACGCTATCGGCGGTACGGACGCTTGTTGATGGAACACATGAATGTTTCATGAAGAAATAAAAAAGTCAAGAGGTGTAAAAATATGAAACTCTACGAACTAAGCACAGCATTCGCTGAACTGTTCGACAGGCTCGATGATTTTGAGGGCGATGAGAACGGTGAAGCGGCGTGGTTCGACACGCTGGATATGCTGGAAACGGACTTCTCCGACAAGGCGGAGAACATCGCCGCCTATATCAAACAGCTGAACGCAGAAGCGGCGATTCTGAAAGAGCAGGAACGCAGCTTTGCGGAGCGCCGCAGAGCTAAGGAACACCACGCCGAACGCCTGAAAGCGTATCTTCTCAGGGAAATGCAGGCAGTGAACCTGTCGAAAATCGACCGACCAATGGCAAGGATAAGCCTCAGGAACAACGCAGAAACGCCGCATTTCTCGGACGAACAGGCGTTTGTGAACTGGGCGCAGAACAACGCTGACGAATTGCTCAGGTACAAGCCCCCCGAGATCGACAAGACGGCGGTCAAAAAGTACTTGCAAGCAGGACATGAGATAGACGGCGTGACCCTTGAACGGTCACAGTCAGTCATAATAAAGTGAGGTGAGGGAAGTGGACACAAAGCACGAAATAAGTTATCCTGACGGCATTTTCAAGCATCATGGCGCAGAACTTCACCGCTTCAAAAACTCCGCAGGTGTGGAATATTCAGCGATATACCGTGGCGATTTCGAGGAAATGTCATGCGAACGCCGTGACGAGAAAGCCATGATAACAGCTTTCAGGAAAAGACTGTTTTACGAGATGACGGGAAGGGAGTGGATATAATGGCAGAGCTGGTTTTGATCTACGGAAAATCCGGCAGTGGCAAAAGCAGAAGTCTGAAAAATTTTGCTGAAGATGAGGTCTTCCTGATAAATGTTGAAGGAAAGCGCCTGCCGTTTAAGAAAAAATTCACGTATCAGATAACAACTGACAATTACAACGTGATAGCGCAGAAACTGACCGGAATGGCTCAGAAAACAAGTATCAAGACAGTTGTTATTGATGATGCAGGCTATCTCCTTACCAACAACTTCATGAGAGGACATTCGGAAGGACGAAAAGGCAGTCAGGTCTATGACTTGTACAATGACCTTGCGGACAACTTCTGGGGACTGTTTAAATTTATCAAAAACAATCTCCCAAATGACATTGTTGTGTACGTTATAATGCACGAAGACACAGGCGACAACGGCATGACAAAATTCAAAACTATCGGCAAACTGTTAGACGACAAAGTTTGCTTAGAGGGCATGGTAACGATATGTCTGCGCTGTATGTCTGTTGACGGCAAGCATTTTTTTAGGACGGTCACTGACGGTCTTGACATCACTAAATCTCCCGAAGAGATGTTTGATAAAGACGAGATCGACAACGACCTCAAAGCCGTTGATGAAACTATTAGAAAATACTATGAACTGTAAAGGAGTTATAAAAATATGAAACAGATAGATTTGACAAACGTTGAAGCAACTCAGGGCGGCGACTATGCACGTCCGCAGGCAGGCGGCTATATCATTCAGATAAAGGCAGTGCTTGACGTTCCCGAAAAGGAATACCTCAAGATCAGCTATGACATAGCAGACGGCGAGTTCAAGGGGTATTACACCGATATGTGGCAGCGCACAGGCTACGATCTCCCCAGCTTTTTCAAGTCCTACAAGGACAAGGCACTGGGCTATTTCAAGGCGTTCATCGATGCAGCGGAAGGCTCAAATCGCTATAAGTGGAACAATGACGAGCGTTCGCTTGTGAATCTTTTTGTCGGAACTGTTCTGCGTGAGGAAGAATACCGCAGTCGTGACGGCGAGATAAAGACGATACTCAAGCCCGATGTATTTCTTACCGTATCCGACATAAGAAACGGCAAGTTTGAAGTCAGACCCTGCAAGCGGCTCACAAACGCACCTGCAAGCCCTCAGAGTGGCTTTAACGGCATGGGTACGGTAAACTATACCCCTCAGACTGCAAGCCCTCAGACGGGCGCACAGACCCCTTCACAGACGTTTGTTGATATGGACGTTTACAACGACGGCGGCGTGCCGTTCTGAAGAAAGTGAGGGGGGCGGCGCATGAAAAAAAACAAAGCCGACCTCGAAGACGGCTACACACGAATCGCAAACAGCCTGCTGGAACAGCTTATAAATTATCCGTTCACGATGCGAGAATACAGAGTGATGCTTTTTATCATTCGGCAGACCTACGGTTACAACCGAAAAGCACACGAAATGTCTTACAGCTTTATTGCAGACGGTACGGGAATAAGCCGCAATAAGGTGATTGAAATAATCAAAGACCTCGAAAAAAAATATATCGTGAAAAGAACACCTCAGAGCGGAAGAAAACCGCAGGAATTGCAAGTAAATTCAAAGCTTTCAGAGTGGAACTGTACCCCAAAAGAGAGTACCCCAAAAAAGGGTACCCCAAAAAGGGGTACAGAACTGTACCCCAAAATGGGTGTGGAACTGTACCCCAAAATGGGGTACCAAATAAATACAGATAAAGAAATACAGATAAAAGAAAGACAGTGTTGCGGCAGCTCCACTGCCGCCGCACAGCCCTTTGAAATTTTCGAGCGTTTGTGGAATGAATGGGAATATTCAAGGCTGGGTAAAGAACACATAAGCCGAAAGCAGAGAGCAGAGATAGAAAACATAGGTTATCTTCGTATGAGTGATGCTCGCTGGCGTTATGAATTAGAACACCGTTCAAAGACCACACAAAACAATCAGCCTCTTTCGGCTCGCACTTGGTTCTCGGAAGCGTACAAGTATTATCTTCCGACCGTTGACGAAAACGGCTTCTGGACTGACAGCGAGGGCAAGGAATACAAACACATAAACGGGAAGGATGTGCTTATTGAGTGAGATATGATGCACAGGCGGTCTCGCAGGCGGTCAGACTGCTTCACGGCAATTCGCTGTATGAGATACGCTGTATTATCGGCAAAAAGATATTTTCGGGCTACTTCACCCAAACGGACAAGCTATTTTACGAACTTGACAAGATACCCGAAAACGGCAATGTGTATATAACTTTGCAGAACGTGCAGAGCGACTGCTACAACCGTGAACAGCGTGACAGGCTGGTACTCGCACCAAAAGCTACTACCAAAGACAGCGAGATCACCGACTACTGCACGATGCTTATCGACTTAGACCCTGTTCGCCTCAGCAATATCGGTTCAACGGATACCCAGCTGGAAGCGGCGCACAGCAAGGCACTGTCGATATATGCGTATCTCGGTACACTGGGATTCAAAAAGCCCCTTGTTGCCATGAGCGGCAACGGCTGGCATCTGCTTTATCGGGTAAGCCTTAAAAACACACACGACAATGTTCAACTTGTAAAAGACTGTCTCGGCGCACTTGACAGGCAGTTTTCGGACGATGCGGTGAAGGTTGATACAACAGTCTTCAACCCTGCACGCATATGCAAGCTGTACGGCACTTTTGCAAAGAAAGGCGCAGACACTCCCGAAACGCCTTACCGACAAGCTCGGATCGTCAATACCGATAAAGTCCCCGGCTGGGCGGACGAGATTACCCCCCGTGACATTCTTCAAAAGCTTGCCGATACCGCACCGAAACAGCAGGCACAGCCGTCTGCCGTGAGCGATTCACCTTTTGACATTGACGAATGGCTGAAACGTTTCAATGTCCCCGTGAAAGAGGTCGTGAACGCAAACGGCGGCACACGGTATATTCTGGAACACTGCCCCTTTGACCCGAACCACAAGGGCAAAGATGCGGCTGTGTTCAGGCAGGCAGACGGGACACTGGGCTTCAAGTGCTTTCATGATTCCTGTTCAGGCAAGGGCTGGAAGGACTTTCGCCTGCACTTCGAGCCAAACGCCTACGAACGCCCCGAACCCGACACGAGCCTTAAACCTAACCACATGAGCGCACAGCCGCCGCCGCAGGGCATATGGGAAAAAGCCTGCAATCTGTCAGTCAGCGCACACAACGATGAACCGAAATTCTACACCCTCAGCGATATTCTTGCGCTCCCTAAAACCAACGAGGAATACATTCCCACAGGCATAGACGGTCTTGACAAGATGTTAGGCGGTCTAAAAAAGACACTTGTAACGTGTGTAAGCGGTCTGCGTGGTTCGGGCAAGTCGTCGGTGCTGTCTCAGATACTGCTTCACGCTTCACTGTATGCAGGCGCACGCTGTCTCATGTTCTCAGGCGAGCTTACCGAACGCACCGCCGCCGACTGGTTATTCCGTCAGGCGGTGGGTACATCGGACAACTTGCTGAAAATGTCGAAATTTGAAGCAAAGTATTATGTTTCGGATGAAAACAAGAAGATCATAGCCGACACACTTTCCGACAAGCTGTTTATCTACAACAACAACTACGGAAACAACTACAATTCGGTTCTTTCCGAAATGGGAAAGATCCACGATGAAAAGCAGGTTGATTTGATACTGCTGGACAATCTCATGAGCCTTGACATTCGGGAAGCGGCAAGAAATGACAAGTATGAAGCACAGAGCCGCTTCGTTGAACAGCTTGAAATGTTCGCAAAGCTGACCAATACGCATATAATTTTTGTCGCACACCCACGAAAGGCTCAGGGCTTTCTTCGCTTAGATGACATAAGCGGTTCAGGAGATATTGCCAACCGTGTTGACAATGCGCTAATAGTTCACAGATGCAACAACGACTTCAAACGCCTGTCAAGTCAGTGCTTCGGCTGGAAGCAGGATAATATCAATTATCAGTGTGACAATCTGATTGAAATATGCAAAGACCGTGAAAACGGCACACAAGACGAATTTGTCCGCCTGTTCTTCGACAGGGCAACAAAGCGCTTTGGAAACTCCGCAGGCGAGAAAACAGATTACTTCAACGGCAGATTAAACAAGCCGTTCTGACAGGAGGTTAAACACCAATGACATTCAAACTCACGATCCCGGGCGAACCCAAAGGCAAGGGTCGCCCACGATTCACACGGCAGGGTCATACCTTTACGCCGCAGGTAACGGCAAGCTATGAAAATCTTGTCAAAGTGCTGTTTTTGCAGGCATACCCCGATACACAGCCGATACCGCAGGGAACACCCTGCACCGCACGTCTGACTGCGTATTTCGCTATTCCTAAATCGGCAGGAAAAGCAAAGTCCGCAGACATGGAAAACGGCAGTATCAGACCCACGAAAAAGCCCGACACGGACAACATTGCAAAGATAGTCCTTGATGCACTTAACGGGCTTGCTTATCACGATGATTCGCAGGTGGTTGACCTGACCGTGATAAAAACTTACAGCCACGAACCGAGAGTTGAGGTGGAGATATGCGAAAATTAAAAGTCCTTGTAGCCTGCGAAGAATCACAGCGAGTATGCACCGAATTCAGACGGCTCGGTCATGAAGCGTACAGCTGTGATATACAAGAACCGTCAGGTGGTCATCCAGAGTGGCATATATGCGGTGATGTACTTGAAGTAATAAATCCAAGACATATCACCAAGAACGGAACTAATTGTCCGTTCATAACATTCGCAACTATGAACAATGAATATCATGCTTTTGCCGGAAAATGGGATATTATCATTGCACACCCGCCTTGCACTTACCTGTCGGCAGCAGGAGCAGTAAGACTTTTTGACAGCAATCACAATATAAAGGACAATGACAGATACAACAAAGGACTTGAAGCAAGAGCGTTTTTTAAAGCAATACTCTTTGCTGATTGTGAACACATTGCAATCGAAAATCCTGTGCCACTGAAAATATATGCTCTTCCGAAATACACGCAGATAATACAGCCATATTATTTCGGTGATGCCTGGCAGAAAAAAACGTGTCTTTGGCTGAAAAATTTGCCGTCGCTGACACCTACCGACATGGTAGAACCAAAAGGATATTGGATAGGCGCACACGGCAAAGACAAAGCACCTCATGGAATGATAAAGGGGTTCAGAGACCAGAAAACAAGGTCAAAGACTTTCCCAGGCATAGCCAAAGCTATGGCTGAGCAGTGGAGCGACTATCTGGAGGAATTATTATGCGACCCGAACAGATAAAGTCAAACTTAAACAGACCCGTCCACTTCACCAACCCACGTCTGTACATCGAGAACGCCGAGTATATCCTCACGGGTGCGATTTTCCGCAAAGGGGAAAAAGGGTTCTTCTACCAGGCAGAGCTGACCGACAGGAAATGCAAAAACAGCGTGATGATAGTCGGGCTGGACGAGATAGAGGAGGTAAAAGCAGATGCGTGAGATACTTTTTAGAGGTCAAACAAGACGTAAAGGCGAAAAAGTCAGAATGGACGGAACGCCTGTTGAAAGCAACTGGGTATATGGTGGTGTACTCCAGGGAACTGGTGACCATAGCATTATATATCAGACAAAGCCTGACATTGAGAAAAAAGTTGTTTATACTGATACTCTCGGACAGTTCACAGGACTGACCGACAAAAACGGGACGAAAATATTTGAAGGAGATATTCTTCAAGGCGATGAATACCCTTATTGTTCTGATGGCAATTATAACTACTATGCAGAAGTCGTATGTTTTGATGACGGTTGCTGTGGCTTTGGTTTATGTACCCATAAAAATCCAAAGTCGGCTGTGCGTGGCATAAGTGATGGCTACTGCGAATGGTTTGAGAACTTCGATAGCAATAATTGGTCAGTCATCGGCAACATACACGATAACCCCGAATTGCTCGAATTAGGAAAGGAGAACACATGAAAGCACTCCCTGCATCACGCATGAAGAAACTCGCAAAACAGGCAGTCGCCGCAGAAGTCGGGGAACTTGACGAACTGAAACGCAAGTGGCAGGACGAGATACAGACCGACATCGCACGTCAGCTGACAGCGGCGGTGCTTTACTCGCTGAATGTCCGTTACGGCTGGGGCAGGGTCAGGCTCAGGCGCTTTCTGGATGAACTCGACAGCACGTTCAGCGACATGGACGGCGTGGGTATCGTTTCGCCGTTCGACTGCGATGACCTGATAGAGCGCATAAAGCAGGATCACGGCATTGACCTTGTGAAAGAAATACAGTGTCAGTCCTGCACGATGCGTAAGCATACACGCTAAGGCTATCAGCAAGCCCTGTAAGGCGTTTGACGGCATTCAGGCGTTAAGTTATACCCCTAAACCACCAAACGCCAAATAGGGGCAATTTCAAACGATTTCGGAAAGGTAGGTCAAAAATGACTATTGACGAGATAAAAAAACAACTTCGTGAACTACTGGACGACCGCAGAAGTTTCCTCACGGGCGATAAGGATCATGACGAGATATATCTCAAAGACATTAAAGCACTTGGAATTGTGCTTAACGGTCTTGACTATCACAAGGCGCTGAAAAGGAGTTTCAAGAACCTTGTTCAGCAGCTTGCAAACGAGCAGCGGACGACAGTGACAGAGTGTTGTCCGCATTGCGACACGGAGGTAACTGTGAAGTGGCTTCCCTCTGAGGACGGTCACAGCATATATTGCCCGAAATGCGGTACACGTATCATGCTGTGCTCCGAATGTCCTGCAATAGACGAGGATTTTACGTGCGATTGGACAGAAGATAAAATTCCCTGCTGTGCGTGGGATTACATAGAGGGCAAGGAAAATGGCTGAACTAAAATTCGATATGCAGCGCCTTGCCGCTGACGTGATGGAAAAGGTACTGGATGAAATTGAGTATAAAGGCAGAACGCTTCGTGACTGGATAGACGGCATTGCAAGCGGCGAGTATGTGCAGGCGAAGTCGGGCAGGTGGGAGCTTGTCTTTTTGTGGGACGTAAGCGGAAATCTCCCACGCTGCACACACTGTAACTCGTATTTTGCAAGCATCTCACAGTTTGGACGTGTATTCGAGTATTGCCCCAACTGCGGCGTTAAAACCAGATTACCGAAAGAGGAGGATATCAACGATGACTGACATTGAAACCGCCTATAGTCAGATATGGCGCAGGTACGACAGCGCCAACGTTGCGGAAATACGCTATAATGCAAGGAGTGAAGAAAATGAATAAATATCCATATATTCCAAGGGAATACTATCCCGCAGTAATGTTTGCCTGCAAAATGGTGAGAGAGTCGGGCTACAAAAACAAGGCGATCAGAACAGCCGCACGGTACTACGGTGTAGACGAAGATGAAGTGAGAAAGCACTTTGAAGCGAGAACCGCCGCAGGGGCAAGAGGAAAAGGCAACACGGGCAAAAAATATAAGTATTTCGTCGTCGGCACGTACTACGGTAGTGACGCAGAGGGAATGGACACCCTGTCACGCATCGAGGTAGTCAAAGGCATATCAAAAAATACGGTTGAGAACCGCTTTGCAGAGAGTGATCTGGATTTCGACCGAAGCAATGACTATGGCGGTTCGTATGTGCCTTACAGATTTCACACGGTTATAGGTGAATATGAAACAAAAGAAGAGGCTGAAAAAGCAGCTAAAGCCCACAAAGGAGGATAACGATGATAATACATGATGAAGCCTGCAAGAAAATACTCGAGCACTACGGCGTACAGCACCAGAAGATAAAGCTTATCGAAGAGATGGGCGAACTTATCCAGGCAATAGCCAAGTCCCCTGAAAACATGATAACCGATGATACTGTAGCGGAGATCGCAGACGTGCAGATAGTGCTCGAGCAGCTCTGCGGCGCTCTGTCGTTGACGCAAAAGAACTACCTTGACGACATGAAGGCGTACAAGATACGCCGCCAACTTATCAGGATGGAAGGTGACTAACATGGAAGATATCAGAGCAAAGATACTTGAGCTTATCGAAGGCTTCTCAGCCCCGAAGCAGCTCATGTGGAAGGGTCCCGAACGTGACGGCGAGACTTACTCCTCCGGCTACGAGGACGGCTACAAGGCAGGCTATGACGATGCGGCGGCGGAGATACTTCGGGCGGTGGACGAAATGGAGGTGTGAAACATGAGGAAAGCAGAAAAGCAAAGAGACCTGAAAACAGATTTAAGAAACTACCGTAAGAACATTGCAAGGCTTGAAAAAGTAAATGCAAAGCTCGAATCATTGAGTGAAACGGTAGCTGTCCAGTCCTCGGCAACGGAAAACTGGCGAAAGCAGGTGCGCCGTGTGTACGGACTTCCGCCGACTGACGAAGTGCGCCGCCTGAAAGCCGAGCGGAAAGAGCTGTGGAGTGCCACGGCAATGGTAGAGTACTGGGTAGCAGGCATTCCCGAGGAACGCACCCGTGAGATATTTCGCAGGCACTTTTTTCAGGGCGAGACATACGCTGTTTTAGCCGCAGATTACGGCGTTCAGCCCGAATCAATCCGAAAGATAGTGCAACGCAAAATAAAATCCCCTTGACAATGTCACAAAAATGTTGTATAATTTTTACAATAGCAACGTTTGACGCATCGTCCGAAAGAGGGGGGCAGTGCGTTTTTGCTATACCCGAGAAAAAAGACCCACCCCCCCTTGAAAAAGTAGGAGGAAATGAAACAAAATGGCAAACGACAGGTACGGCGCAGAACGTGCCCAGTATGAGAGCAACCGCAAGCGCATTATTGCAACGAGCGGTGTGTGCGGCATCTGCGGAAACCCAGTTGACAAATCCCTCAAATTTCCGCATCCGATGAGTGCAACTGTCGACCACATAATTCCAGTTGACAAGGGTGGCTCTCTAAGTAGCATGGATAATTTACAGCTTGCGCACTTTGCTTGCAACAGACAAAAATCAGATAAACTTTTTGACCGTAAATTTTTTGACGATGCACCCCGTCTGGTGTCCAACCGTCTGCTTCCGCAGACATTCGACTGGCATACCAAATAGACCGTTTTAAAAATTATCAATTCATAAAATTTTAAACTAATTTAGCAGGCGTTAGCCTTCGGGAAAGCAGGGATTTTTCAAAAATCCCCACGCCACCCTCGAAAACATCGAAAAAACGGCGATTTTACGTGATTTTTTTGGAGATATGGGGGTACCCACCCCCCTCCTGACTTGTCTGAGAGGTTCACCCGGTCACTGTACAAATATTTTACGCCTAAGTTAAATTGTTAAAGACTTGAAACCAAAGGAGCTGAAAAAATGACAGAAAAAGAAGCCCGTGTCAGGTCTGATGTGCTGCTGTTGAAGCTGGGTTCAAAGGCAGCATATGTCAGCAGCCGCTATGCTATGTACGAGCAGGACTACCTTCCCCGACCGTTTCCAACGATAGTTCCCGAGAAGTTTCGACAACTGATCCACGTTATGGGCTGGGCGACAAAATCAGTCAATATGCTTTCCGACCGTGTTGTGTTCGAGAAGTTTGGGAACGACATAATAAATGCTAATCAGATATGGGATTACAACGACGGTGATGTTCTCAGCGATTCCCTCGTTTTGTCAGCGCTGATCTCTTCGTGTAGTTTTATCTACATTTCGGCAGATGCTGACGGCTACCCACGCTTGCAGGCAATAGACGGCAGCCGCGCCACGGGAGTAATAGACCCTCAAACCCATATGCTCAGCGAGGGCGTGGCGGTGCTGGAACGTGATAGTCTGAGCCTGCCGACAAAGACCGCATATTTTACGCCCGAAGAAACGTTTGTATTTGACAACGAGGGCAACGTCAGCAGATACGACAACCCGACAGGCTTCCCCCTGCTCGTGCCTGTCTGCCACCGTCCAAGCGAGGTCAAGCCGTTCGGCAGGTCGAGGATAACGCCTGCTAGCATAGGCTATATCCATGATGCGGCTCTGGTTCTAATGCGCACTCACTGTGCAGGCGAGTTTTACGCATTTCCGCAAAAATACGCCCTCGGTCTAAGTTCGGAGGTCGAATTTGACGAAGCACAGGCAACAATGGCGGCGTTTCTAAAAGTCACGCAGGACGAAAACGGCGAAAAGCCCACGTTCGGGCAATTCCAGCAGGCAAGCATGACCCCGTATATTGACGAGCTGCGGAGCAAGGCAGCACTGTTCGCAGGCGAAAACGACATGACCATTGACGACCTCGGCTTTTCCACCGACAATCCTGCCACCCGTGAGAGCATAGAGGCGGCGCACGAATCGCTGAGGATGAGCGCACGAAAAGCACAGCGCAGTTTTGGCAGTGGCTTTAAAAATGCGGCATTTTTGGCGGCGTGTCTGAGAGACGGCAGGAAGTACGGCAGACAGATAATGGCAGACATAACGTGTGAGTGGCGACCGATTTTTGAGCCGTCACCCTCGTCACTTTCGGGCATCGGTGATGCAGTCACCAAAATACAGCAGGCTTTCCCCGATTATTTTACCGAGGACAAGCTGCACCGAATGACGGGAATGTGAGGCGATAGCTATGGACGTTCATGAACTGTTGGGTATGATCCTCAGTGACTTCCGCAGCAGGCTTGCGACGGACAGCGCTGCACAACATATCATCAAAAATGGCAGCAAGATGACCGACCTGCCTCGACTGTCTCAGATTCTCGGCAGGCATCTGACAGCGGCGGTCGAATCCAGTATCAAAGACTATCCGTTCCCGTTCGGCGCAGACGAAATGCAGCAGATCGCCGAGGACATCCTTGATCCCGTCATGCGTGAGAGCTGCAAACTTTTAGACGATGTTTTTATAAAGATCCAGCGGCAGATTGACAAAAAGAACGGCATAAATTTTGAGCCTGTACTGTCGAAATATCAGGCAACACGAGCAAAGCAAATCTATCTGTCAGCGGCTGATCCGCTGGCAAAAAAAGAAACGATACTCCGCAGGCTGTCCGTTCCGCCTGCAACACTGGTAAACAATCACGTTGATCACACTATGCAGTCAAATGCAAAACTGCGAAACGAAGCAGGCTTTGAAACATACATTATCCGCACCGATAACGGCAAGTGTTGTCCGTGGTGTGCTAAAATTACAGGGCGTTACAGCTATCCCGACAAGACCCCAAAAGACATTTTCCGCAGGCATGACAACTGCGGCTGTACGGTAGTGTACGAGAGCGGGAATATGCGGCAAAATGTACACACCAAACGAACGTGGGAACAGGCAAACGTGGACGAGCAGGAGCTTGTCAGGAATCCGAAGGTCGAAGTGCCTGAACTGAAACGGGGATTGTTGACAGAGTTTCTTCCAAATGACGAAATGAGGTGAATCACAATAGAAGAACAACTTTCGTTCATAGACATGGAAATCCCACAAAAGAATAGCAACCAAATAGAAAAACAGGCAAAATTTGAAGATTATGACGGCTTTGTCGAAAAATTCAAGCCGAAGAAAACGACCGATGACTGCTACACTCCGTCAATCGTCATGGATGCAGTCAACAACTGGGTAGCTAACGAGTATCATCTTGACAAAGTAAAGTTCGTAAGACCGTTTTACCCGGGCGGAGATTATGAAAATTGCGAGTACAGTGGCAGCGTTGTTGTTGACAATCCGCCATTTTCGATGCTAAGTGAGATAATAAAATTTTATGCAGAAAAAAATATAAAATTCTTTTTGTTCTGCCCCACGCTGACCTGCTGTCGATACGGCGATATCGCCACAGTCCTGCCTGTTGGGGTTGACGTAACATACGAAAATAGTGCGGTAATCTGCACATCATTTGTAACCAATCTTGAACCGTACGAGATCAGAGCAAGGGTAGCACCCTCGCTCTTTGAAGCTGTTGACAAAGCAAACAAGATAAACACTGCTGCAAACAAAAAGCACGTGCCCAAGTACGAATATCCTCTCGAATTGGTGACTACTGCGGCAATATATCCTTATGCTCGATACGGCATAGAGTTTAAAATAACACGTTCTGAAAGCGTTCGTGTTTCGGCATTGGATTCGCAAAAAACAATGAACAAGACGGTGTTTGGTTGTGGCTGGCTTGTTTCTGAACACATCAAAGCTGAACGCATCAAAGCTGAACGCATCAAAGCTGAACGCATCAAAGCTGAACGCATCAAAGCTGAACGCATCAAAGCTGAACGCATCAAAGCTGAACGTTGGCATTTATCCAAAAGAGAAATTGCAATAATTGCAGAATTGAATAACCAAAAAGAAGATTAGGAGGATTGTACGATGATAAACCGAGAGAAAAATAGAGAAGAAAAAGAAGCGAAAAGAAAAATCGACCTTAAAATAACATTTATCGACGGCGGTGAAATAGTGATACCCGATGATTTATGGGACGATTACCGCTATGATGGTAAATTTTTTATTGTGGTGCAAGATGGGATTGATATTGCGATGTATAATGCAACCAAGGTATTTTCGCTCGTCCTTGTCAAACATCCGGAAAAAACAGACTGAAAATTTTTACCAAAACACTTGACAATGTCCCGAAAATATGATATATTATTTATAATCAATAACTTTTGCTTAGCCGCTCTGTTTCGACAGGGCGGTTTTTTCGTGCAAAAAAAGGGGGTGCGTCATGGGCGAAAGGCTCGGCAGACAGACCCCTACCTGCGCTGTGGTTCTACCGTACACGGAATCGCAGGGTCAAACGGCGGTCTTGCTATATGAGCAATCGGGGCGAAAGACCATGCCGTGGCAGCAGCTCCAGCTTGAGGACATCATGGCGACCAACCCGAACGGCGAGTGGACGCATATGAAGTATGGATATTCCGTACCCCGTCGAAACGGCAAATCAGAAATACTGATAATGCGCATGATCTACGGCGTGACCCACGGTGAGCGTGTGTTGTACACAGCGCACCGAACGACCACATCACACAGTATGTGGGAAAAAACGGTCAGCATTCTGGCGAAAATGGGCTTTATCGAGAAAGAGGATTTTAAGACCGTCAAGCAAATGGGGCTTGAGCGCATCGAGTGGCTAAAAGGTGACGGCGGTGTGATTCAGTTCCGCACCCGATCGACAAAGGGCGGTCTCGGTGAGGGCTATGACCTGCTTATCATCGACGAGGCGCAGGAGTACACCGACGACCAGGAAACGGCACTGCAATACATAGTCACGGACAGCAAAAATCCGCAGACGATCATGTGCGGCACGCCGCCGACTGTCGTTTCGTCAGGTCACGTTTTCGAGCGTTTTAGGCGCAAAGCCCTCATGGGTGAACTGGAGGATTGCGGCTGGGCTGAGTGGAGCGTTCCCGAAATGTCGGACATTCACGATGTTGATTTGTGGTACGAGACAAATCCATCGTTGGGAACTATCTTCACGGAGCGAAACGTCAGAAGCGAAATGAACAGCGCTGAGGACATCACTGACAAGAATATCCAGCGCCTCGGCTTGTGGCTGAGTTACAACCAAAAATCAGCAATCAGCCGTGAGGAATGGCGCTCGTATGCGATAGACGGCAAGCCCGACATTGGTGTATCACCAAAAATCTACATCGGCGTGAAATACGCATCGACAGGCGGTACGGTATCGGCAGCGGTAGCCGTTAAACTGTCGGACGGCAGGATCTTTGTTGAGGCTCTTGACTGCCGCTTTTCGAGGGACGGGAACGCATGGCTTATCGGCTTTATGCAAAATCCCCACGTTCGGGCGGTAGTAATTGACGGAGCAGGCGCACAAACGATATTACGTGACGAGATGCGGGACGCTAAAATAAAACTGCGTCCCGTCCTGCCGAAAGTCGCAGAAGTAGTCGCCGCAAACGCACTTTTTGAAAAACAGCTGTTCGGCGGCATGATAGTCCATGCAGGGCAGCCGGCGTTGGAGCAGATCGCAGCCAACTGCGAACACCGTCCAATAGGCACAGGCGGCGGTTTCGGCTACAAATCCATTTTAGACGGCGCAGACATCAGCCTGCTGGATTCCGTTATTCTGGCGCACTGGCTATGCAGCACGCATAAAGACCGCCCGAAACAAACAGTCGGGTACGGTTGAAAATTTACCTGACCACAGGGCAAAGTGGGGGAAGGAAATCATTATGGCAGATTTTAAAGCGATCGAAACGCAGGAGGCTCTTGACGAAATAATTTCAAAGCGTTTAGAGCGCAACACCAAAACCGTTACCGCAGAGGTGACAAAGAAGTATGAGGGATATATCTCCCCCGAAGAACTGACAAAACAGACCGAACATTTTACAGCAGAGATCGAGCAGCTGAAAATACAGGTCGCAGAGCGTGACAAGTCTATCGCCGATCTGACAGCGCAGAACGACAGCTACCGCCTCGGAGCGGAGCGCACCAAGGCAGCTGCGGCGCACGGCATACCGCTTGACCTTGCTGACCGTCTTGCAGGCACGACCGCTGAAGAACTGGCAGCCGATGCCGAAAAGCTGGCGCAGTTTGTAAGATCGGGACAGCCTGCCCCGATGATGTCCGTTGACAGTGTACCGTCAGGCGGCGGTGCAGGCAACTTTGACGCACAGCTGATAAACCTCAGCAATGCACTGAAAGGAGAGTAATTATTATGGCAGTATTATCCAAAGGCAACAAGTTCCCGCTGGAGCTCAGCCCTGAACTCATGAACCTTGTCAAGGGCAAATCGTCCCTCATGCGCCTGAGCGCAGCTGAGCCGATACCCTTTAACGGCAAGGAAATGTTTACTTTTAACCTCGACAAGGAGATCGAGGTAGTCGGCGAAAACGAAAAAAAGTCAGACGGCGGCGCAACTATGGGAAGCGTATCTATCACACCTGTGAAAGTGGTATACTCAATGCGTGTTTCCGATGAGTTCCGCTATGCGGCACAGGAGAAGCGTATAGAGTGGCTCAGAGCCTTTTCACAGGGGCTTGTCCGCAAGATCGCCAAAGGCTTTGATCTCATGGCTTTCCACGGCATAAATCCTCGTACAGGCAACGCCGCAGCTACTCAGATAGGCAACAATCATTTTGACTATCAGGTAACAAAAACAGTTTATGAATCGGCAGTTTCGGCAAATGCGACCGTTGAAGCAGCTATCGCAGAGGTAGGCAATGACGAGTGGGGTGTTTCGGGTCTTATCGCTGCGCCCTCGTTCCGTGCTGATCTCGCAAAGGAGATCGACGGCGACAACCGCCCGATCTTCCCCGAACTGAAATGGGGTGCAGCGCCTGCCGAATTGAACGGTCTGCCGTTCGAGGTAAACGGCACTGTAAACTATGGCAATTCTCCCGATGTCGCTATTATCGGTGATTTTGCAGAATACTTCCGCTGGGGCTATGCAAAAGAAGTCATGGTGGAGATGATCGAGTACGGCGACCCCGATAATACCGGCGTTGACCTCAAGGGCAGCAACCAGGTTTGTCTCCGTGGTGAGGCTTATATCGGCTGGGCTATCATGATACCCGAAGCGTTCTGCCGTGTGCTTAAAAGCCCCAGCATTACCCTTAACAAGCTGACCGACACAGTGGCAGCAGGCTCGACAACTGCCCTGACAGCGACCACTTACCCCGCAGGCGAGACGGTGACATGGACGAGCTCAAAGGCATCTGTTGCCACTGTATCTGACGGCACAGTAACAGGCGTAGCAGCAGGCAAGGCAAAGATCACGGCAGCTATCACAGTTGACGGTGTGACATACACTGCAAGCTGTGAAGTTACAGTAACAGGATCATAAGGCGGTGAGTAAATGGGCACAGTATACGCAACAGTCGCTGACGTACAAGCGATAGGCAGACCGCTGACAGCAGCCGAGCAGGAGCAGGCGGGCGCACTGCTGCCCATAGCGTCATCACTGCTGCGGCAGGAAGCGTCAAAGCGAGGGCGTGACCTGGACAGCATGATAGCTGACAACAGCGATATAGGCGACATTGCAAAGCTTGTCACGGTAAACAGCACAGTAAGGGCGCTCAACGCATCAGCAGACAGCGCACCTGCCGCTGTGCAGGCATCGCAAGCAGGCTTAGGCTTTTCGGTGTCGGCTACATACCAAAATCCCGGACAGCCCTTATATTTCTTGCGGAACGAGTTAAAAGAGCTGGGACTACTTCGGCAGACCTTTGGGGCAGTGGAGGTTTTTAACATTTATGATGGCACAAATGCTTAAAGGCTCGACCGTACAGCTTACCGTCCGCACACAGACAGGCGTTGACGCTGCCAATCGTCCGATCTACACCGACACGCTGGAAACCGTTGAAAACGTCCTGATCGGTCAGCCCGAAACAGACGAGGTTGTAAATGAGCTAAATTTGTCTGGCAAGCGTATAGCCTACGTTTTGGGCATTCCAAAAGGCGATGACCACGACTGGACAGACACGTTTGTGACGTTTTTCGGCATGAAATTTCGGACGATAGGTATTCCGATGACCGCAGAACAAAGCAATATCCCTCTGCAATGGGGCAGCAAAGTCAAGGTGGAGTACTATGGCAAGGATACGCATTGAGCCTGACCGCCGAGGATATGCACAAGTCAGGCAGTCGGCGGAAGTCGAGGACGTTCTGAAAGGCATCGCAGAAAATGCAGTACAAAAGTGCAGTCAGCGGTCAAGCGGCTATCAGTACAAGATCAAGGCGTACAACAGCACCCGAAACGGCAGACCTTACGGAAAATTCCCGACCCGGATAGCCGTTATTATAGCAAGGACAAGGGCGGCACAGCTTGATAACGCAAGGAACAACACGATATTAAAGGCGGTGTTCGGCGAATGATAGAGATTATCGTATTATCATATATCCAACGCATGACGGACATTCCGACATTTCTAGAAGAGCCCGAAAAGCCGCCTGAAAAATATGTGATCGTAGAAAAAGTCGGGTCCACATATGCAAACCGCTTTGACGGCGCAGTTATAGCCGTCCAGTCATACGCTCCCACGCTGCTGGAAGCGGCAGAGCTGAGCAGGGCGATAAAACATCATATGCACAAACTGCCCGAAAAGGTCGAAGCCGTGACCCACTGTTCCTGCACGGGCGACTACAACTACACTGACACACAAACGCACCGCTACCGCTACCAAGCGGTGTACAGTATAAATTACTATGAGGAGTGATAAATAATGGCAAATACTACGGCATATGTTACCGCATCAAAGCCCGGCGTTGGCGGTGCGATATGGACTGCACCTATCGGCACACCCCTGCCGACCTCAGCTTCAGCGCCGCTCGACGATGCGTTTGAGAGCATGGGCTATCTGTCAGATGATGGGCTGACACATGGTATTAACTGGTCAACATCTCAGACCAGAGCATGGGGTGGTGATGTGGTCTTAAATTCGCAGACCGAAAAAGACCACACTTACAGCTTTTCGGCGCTTGAAGCGCTGAACACCGTAGTTCTGGCGGCAGTCTACGGCTCAGAAAACGTATCGGGCACGCTGGAGACAGGCGTAACAGTCAGACTTAACGCCGATGAAGTAAATGAAAAATCATGGGTTTTTGACGAAATACTGCGAAACGGCGTTTTAAAACGTACCGTGATAGCCCGTGGCGGCATTACTACTATTGCCGAGATAAACGACAACGACACTGACCCTGTCGCATATAATATCACCTTGCAGGCAATGCCTGACCCCGAGTTAAACGGCGACGGAGCGCATGAACTGTATCTTGACCCGTCACAGGCAACCCCCGGCGTTGAGATCAGTGCAGCCGAGCTGACTGTACCTGTCGGCGGTACTGCCGTACTCAGGGCGCAGGCTATACCCGGCAGTGCTGCGGTAACATGGACTTCCAGCGCTACGAGCAAAGCAACTGTTGTCGGCAGCAAGGTTGACGGCAAAAATGTAGCGATCGTCAGCGGTGTATCAGCAGGCACGGCAACTATAACGGCATCTATCACGTCAGGCGTGACTACCGAAACGGCGACCTGCACAGTAACAGTTTCGGAGGTGTAACCAATGACAAAGATAACCACCCCCACGGGTTTTGAGTGCGAGATCGACAAGAGCATCATCGAGGACGATTGGGAGTATGTTGAGGCACTTGATGCCGTGATGAGCGGCACGCCCGGTGCTATGGTGCGCCTTGCAAAAACGCTCCTGTCTGCTGATGATTACAAAGCGCTTAAAAAGCACTGTGAAAAAGACGGCAGAACGTCCTCCGCACAGATGCAGGACGAGTTGATCGAGATAGTAAAGGCAGCATCAAAAAACTCTTAACGCTCGTGCGCATGATGAGACTTGACGAGGGCGCTTTGATCTGCGACCTCGCTGAAACGTATCATGTATATGACTTTAAGGCGCTGCCCCCAAAAATGGCAGCGCTTTTTGCGTGCGGGCTTAGTGAGGACAGCAGGATAAAACGCAAGCTAAACGGCAATAAATTAACGTTTGAGCAGTCAATGTTAGCGCTGATCTATGACAAACTGGCTTGGCTGCAATGGGCAAAGACCACGGACGGACAAAAAAACCGTAACCACCCCGAAAGTCTGTACGAAAAATTAAACAGCGAGCCTCCGAAAAAAGAGACTATCATGTTTGCAACGGGCGCAGATTTCGAGCGGATGCGCAATAAAATTTTAGCGAGGTGATAAAAAAATGGCAGAAAATACCGAAATCGGTAAGGCGTATTTAAACATTGTGCCGTCAATGGACGGATTCGCAGCGAGATTGTCGCAGTTAGTAAATCAGCAGAGCGGTAACGCAGGAGATCAGGCAGGCGAGCAGCTGGGCAGTAATCTTGTCGGCACACTGACAAAATATCTCAGTGCCGTTGCAGTCGGCGACACGATAAGGCGGGCTTTTTTGGAGGGTGCAGACCTCCAGCAGAGCCTAGGAGGAGTTGAGACGCTGTTTAAAGACAGCGCCGACCAGATCAAAGAGTACGCCTACGATGCCTTTAAAACTGCCGGACTGTCTGCAAATGAGTACATGACGCAGGCGACAAGCACCTCGGCAGCGCTTATAAAATCTCTTAGCGGTGACACTCAAAAAGCAGCAGAACTGACACAAATATCTATAACAGATATGAGCGACAACGTCAATAAGTTCGGCGGGGACGTTGAATCCTTGCAGCGAGCCTATCAGGGCTTTTCCCGTGACAATTTTACCATGTTGGATAATTTGCGCCTGGGATATGCGGGAAATCGTGAGGGCATGGAGCAGCTGTTGGCAGATGCCGAAAAGCTGAGTGGTATCCATTACGACATCAGCAGTTATGCCGATATGATCGAGGCTATCCATGTAATACAGGATAATCTTGACATCACAGGCACGACCGCCCGTGAAGCTTCCGAGACATTTTCCGGCTCGTTTAATGCTATGCAGTCAGCTGCAAAAAATCTCGGCGGCGTTCTGACCGCCGGGGGAGACGTGGGGAAGGCTGTAAAAGACCTTGAAGACACGTCTTTAACGTTTGGCAAAAACGTTTTAAACATGATAGGCAACATTGAGGACGGACTAGGCACAACAGGCAAAGTGATTGAGGTAGTCGGTGCAGCAGCTGTCGGATATATAGGGGCTGTAAAATTGGAGAGCATCATTTCGGGCATTGTGGCACTAAACACCGAATTGATGGCAAGTCAGTCCATTTTGGAAACGCTTAACATAAATCCTATAATGCTTGCGATTTCAGCAGCGGCGGCAGGCGGTATCGCATTAAATAACGCTATCCGCAGCGCAACGGACGAGCTGGACGAGATTCCCGACCGTTTCGCAGGACTGGACGAATCCACCAAAACGTTTGTAGCAGGCATTGACGAGATCAGTGCAGCAACCAGAGCAAACGCCGAGCAGCGCCGTCAGTATATCGCACAAATAGATCAAGAAAAGGAATACACGTCCGACCTAATAAATACGATCTATGAATTGGCAGGCAGCGAGGAACAAGACGCTAAGTCAAAGGCACAGCTTAAAGCTCTGATTGACGAGGTAAACGAGAAATACCCCGAACTTAATCTGCAAATCGACAAAAACACGGGCGAATTAAATCGCAGCAAAAAGGCAGTCGAAGCTTTGACAACGGCAGAAGCAAACAATCAAAAAGTCGCACAGGCAAGGGAAAACATCGGCAAAGCAACCGAGGAAGCCAGAAAAGCGACTGAAAAAGCCACAGAAGCCGAAACAAAGTACAGGGAAGCCCAGAACAAGCGGAACGACCTGCAAGACGAGCTGACAAAGGCGCAGAAAGAGTACAGCGACCTGCTGGTAAAAGACAATCAAAGCGCAGCAGACCAGGCACGAGCGATAGAGTTGGAAACTGAGATAATTCCGGCATTAAAGCAAGAGATAGACAACGCCGCAAACTCTGTCGGCGAACTTTCGGCGGCATATCTTAGCGCCAAAAATTCTGCAAATGCGCTGAACGGCGAAGTCGAGAATTACAGCACCATTCTCGCCGAGGCAGATGCAAAGGCAGAAAGTGCCGAAAAAATGCAGAAATATCTCGAAGACCGTCAAAACGCTATCAAGGCGGTCACGAACGAGTTAAAAGACTATGTGATTGCAGTCGGCGACAGCACCTACAACGTATCTTCCGAGACATACGACAAGATCAGGACGATAGCTGACGGATATGCCGATCTGGTACAGAATCAGGAAAATGTGATACTGGGTTCGCTGGACCTTTTCAGTCAATTTTCCGCAGGAACTGAGGTGTCATTTGCCGAACTGGACAGCAACCTCGTCAGCAATCAGCAGGCGTTGATCGAGTGGCGTGAGGGCATCGAAAAGCTGGAAGGCACGGGTGGTATTTCCGAAGGGCTGATAAACGAGTTAAAATCTATGGGTGTAGGATCACTGGCACAGGTTCGGGCATTAACAAACGCCACGCCTGCGGAATTAAAACGCTATTCCGACGCATGGGACAGCACCTATAAATTGATACACGATACAGCCGAAGAACAGCTGGAAAAGACCGCCGAGGAAAACGCCGAACAGATCAGGAATTTAGTCTCTCAAACAAAAAAGGGAAGACCGGAACTGAGTGACGCATATGCAATACTAGCCGCCGCAGCTCCCGAGGGTTACGGGCGCAATTTGTCGGAAAATACTGCCGAGATCAGCCGTGTTACTGCCGAGATGGTGAGCCGTGGTATAGTGCAAAAATTGCAGGAAATGCACACGGACGCATATAATTCGGGCTGGAACACGGTAATCGCCGCAAAGCAGGGCATGATAGACGCAGCCGAAGAGCCGTTTAAACTGCCTGATTTTACCACAAACGCATTTTCGACAGGGTCAGCATTTTCGGGTGTGTCATCAACATCAGCGATGAGATCAGCAGGCTTTAACAGCGCTGCAAGCAGTATCAGTGCAGCGCCAAGCTCGGGCAAGATGGAGGTAAAGATAGTCACCCCTGACGGCAGGGAAGTCGCTGAGTGGCTGATAGACGACATTGACGAGCTGAGTGCAGTCAAACTGCAAATGGGGAGATGATAAATAATGATACGGACAATAACGCTCAACGGCATCAGTACCGACACACTCGGGGCGTGGGTATCTGAGGTAGAGTACGGCGACCTCGAACTAAAACAAATTTTTGAGGAGATACCATTTAGGGACGGCTATATCAATTTTTCCCGAATCACGAGAAATCAAAATTTCCAGCCCCGAAATTTATCGTACACACTGGCATTTCGTGCCGATACTCCTGATCTGCTATCACAAAAAATCCATGCTATCCGCAACTGGGCATACAGCACAGGTAACGGCTATCTGATAGACGGCTATTATGTAGGCTGGCGGTTTGTGAATGTCCAGTGCATCAACGTCAATGACCCCGAATATCTCAACAGCGCACGCACACACGCCAAAATGCGCATTGAGTTTATATGTGACCCCTACCTCGAAAGCATAAGCGGCACACGCACCGAAATAGTCCAGCTTGCAGGGCGCACGATCACGGCGTATATCCTCGCTAACTCCGTCCTGTGTCTGGGCTACACCTACCCAGAAAGTCCGCAGATGACCGCAGAAATAAGCGGCACGACCATGACACTGACCTATGATTTGCCGGGCGCAGACTATGCAGGCTTGCGGTGCTTTGACGTGTCGGGTATTCCCGATTTTACCTTGACGGGAGGCACACTTGGCGGTGATCCTGTAACACTTGCAGGCGCACATAACTTTTACTGCGATGTACCGCCCTACAATTACACTTTGCGCCTGACTGCAACAGTCGCAGAGGGGTCAAGCAGTCCGTATGTGATACTCGCCATAGGCGCAGGAATAGCGTTTGCGCACGATGACAGCAGGCGTTATGCGATTGATGATTATGCAGTCGGCACGCACACGCTTAAGGTCAGCGGACAAACGGCAGCGTTTTCAAGTTTTACGCTGCCGAATGGCGATTATGATACGTTGGAGATAGTCGGAGAGCGTGAGGGCGTGTATGATCTGAGATATGACAGCGTAGAGAGGACATTATAATGCTATCTATTATACAACAAACAGCAGACGAAACCACAGGCTTGACCCCACAGGACACAATTTGCACGCTCGAAGAGACACTTGGCGGTATCGACAAGCTAACCTACCGCATATACCCCGACAGCAGGGCATACGGCAAAGCACAGCCCCGTGTGACGGCGGTCTGGGGCATAGACAAGCAGTTGGACGAGGAAGCGTTTCGGGGGCGTGTAAGCCGAATTGAGGGTAAGTCTAGCGGCACTACGGCGCAGAACGTGACGTGCGAGAGTGCGGCGGCACGGCTCAAAGACGGTATCGTGTCGGTGAGTGTTTCCCGGACGGAGATTTTGCAAACTGCGCTCATGCGCATCTTGCAGGCACACAGGGAGATCACTGACGAGGATTCACACGTTTATCTTGGAAATTGTCCCGAAACGATCGTGCAGGAGACGCAGGACTTTGACTTTACAACTACCCTCGAAGCCATTGAAACAGTGTGCGCTGATGCAGGCTTGGAGTGGCGTGTGCGCTATGATGATGCAAGCGGACACTATCTGCTTGATGTGTCGGAACTGTTCGGTACGCTGTCAGAAACGGTGATAAGTGTCGGGAAAAATTTAGGCAGTATACGTTATACTGTCGACCCCTCACAGTTGGCAACACGTTTGATACCGCTGGGCGGTATAGGTTATAACGGTCAGCGGCTGACTATCCGCACAGTGGGAGGACATGACAGTATTTTCATTGACCGTCCCGACCTGATAGCCAAATACGGCGTTATCTGCCGTAAGATCGTATATGATGATATAGCGGTTGATGATCCTCAGTACTTCGGGGAGCGTGCCGCCGAACTGTATCGCAGGGGCGTTGAGGATTCCAACAATCTTTCCGAACCTGCCGTAACGTGGGAAGTGTCGGCTATTGAGCTAGCCCGTGCAGGCTATGCGCCCGATATTTTCAGGGTAGGTAATTTTTACAGGATAATACACCCGATGTTAGGCGCTGACGTGACTTTGCGGCTTGTTGGCAAAAAGACCGATTACCGCAACCCCCAGCGCTCTTCGTTGACGTTCGGAGACCGTGCGGCTACCTTGACATCATCGCTTGCAGGAGCGGTAACACAGGTCACGGCACGGCAGACGGCGCAGAACATCAACATCACGCAGATAATACAGGCAGCAACAGGCGGTCAACACATAGCGGCAATGACTGAGACGGAATACAATGCGCTTGAAACAAAGAGCGCAAATACTTTGTATATTGCGTATACCAACGTTGATTTTACGCTTTTTTATGGTGCTTTGCCACTGAGAGCAGGAGACGCAGAAATGGCATATATACTTGACAATATAGTTTTTTACACCACGCACGATATAGGCTCAATGAAGCCTTGTTATAAATTCAAGCCGTCACGCACGTTACACTTTGAGCAGGGCGGCACAATCGAGACTTGCTTTACAGTCCCTGAGCTTACAGCGTCCAGCGATGTTGCGTTTATACATGAGGCAACCGAGGGCGGCAGCGATCCTTTCGAAGTATGGCAACTGTGTATAAATCGTAGCGATATAAACGATATGTTTTTAACAATTCGTTGCAGGCTTGCGCTCTTTAATACCAAAGAGCAGTTTTATTATAAGATTGAAAGCGGCAAAACGTACACAGTAACGTATTATATGCCTGTTGGTACATACTACGTCAATACGCTACACATAGTAATTTACAATCATACGGACAAAACGGAAACTGTTTTCGATTTGACTAGCGGTAATATGGCAATGAATCCAGCTGTAACAAATGCAGGGTTGTTTTATGCCGTAGGGTGTAACTATAACGGCAATTACCCGTTACACGGCATCAACAGTGTACGTGTCTATGATACCTACCTGACAACGCAGCAGATACAGCACAACAGACAGCTTGACAGCAAATTTGTACAGTCGGAGGGGTGAGATTAAATTTGAAATACATCATCATGTTTATGATCGTTCTCGGGCTTGCGGGAGCGGACTTCGTAACGGGATATATCAAAGCCCGTTGCGCCGATAAAGTATCGAGCAAGGCACTAAGGATAGGCGGCTTGCACAAGGCGGCTGAGTTAGTCATCATGGCAACGGCAATCGGCTTGACAGTCGGTCTGGATATGCTGGGTAAATACTACACAGACACAAGGCTCACCGATCTAGCAGGCTTTGTGACGGCTCTCGGGGTATTTTGCTACATCGTTGTCATGGAGCTTGTGAGCATTTTGGAAAATTTCGCCGAGATAATGCCTGAAGCTAAATGGGCAAGGAAAATCATTAACAGGCTAAAAAACTACGAAAATGACAGGAGTGATAAAAAATGATTAAATTTTTAAAGGGTCAGAGCCGTTTTTTATACCGTGATACGGCAGGAAAAGAACATTTTGAAGCAATGCTGGTATGCGATACAGCCGCAGAGCTTGCAGGCGTGACAGAAGTAAAAGGCGCTGTGTTGGACATGGGGTCGAGAGCATATGCCGTAAACGATGCCATGTTTTACGTCCTTGACAGCGAGGGAGAGTGGCACAGTGTCGATGACGGCGAGGTGATAAGCAATGGCTGATTTTTATGAGGCTCTTTTTGTGGCAAAGGTACTCGGAGAGGGCGGCGGTATTATCAGCGTTGATTCGTGGTATAATGTTCGCCAGATCGTCAATCGGGGACTTGCAAAAAAATACTTTAAAGTCGGCGACCAGCTCGCCTGCATGAGGAGCGGTGAAAAGCTTATCTGGGACATAGTAAATATAGCCGCAGACGGCACAGCTATCACGCTGTTGCTCCATGAGACTATGCCCGACTTAGTTTTCTCGGCAAGACAGGCAGTGTTTGCGTTCCCGAACGGGCTTGCGGCAGGCGAGTATCATTTTACTGTATCTCATCAGCCTTTTTTTGCCGGAGATGTTGGCAAAACAATTAGCTTTACTCTCACACAGGCGATTCCGGCAGGCGGTCAGCTGGTGCTTAACAATGCCTATAATGCCTCAATGATAGGGGCAACGATCAGCAGCTTTGCAAGCCAGACAGCGACCACGGCAATCGAGACGATGACTATGTCTGAGGGCAGTGGCGGCACTGACTTAGGCTCGCTGACAAACGCCGGAACGCCTGCAAGCAACATCAACAGCATTCAGCGGGCATTTCTCGGGTCAAACAACTGGAGAGAGTCAGCACAGCGTCAGATAATGAACAGCGACAAACCAGCAGGACAGGTCTGGACACCGCAGACGATTTTTGACAGACCTCCGGCATGGGTAAACAACACAGCAGGCTTTATCAACGGACTTGACGAGGACTTTGTGTCAGTGGTAACACCGACCACATACACGACGATCAACAACACTGTCAGTGATGGCGGCGGCGAGTACACATTCACCGATAAATTTTATTTGCCGTCCCGTACTGAGATATTTGGTACAAATGAGCTGACAAACTACCCCGAAGGCGAGCAGTTTGCTTACTATGTCGGTGCAACAGATGCAGATAGGATCAAATACAGAGCTGGCTCAGCCCGTTCGTGGCGGCTGCGCACCCCTTACTACTATTATGCTTATTATGTGCGTTACGTCGATACCACTGGCGCACTCCACAGCTATTCTGCTACCAATGCGCTGGGCTGGTCGCCCGCTTGCCGAATCGCAAAATCTTAAAATCCGCCCGTCAGGGCATTGGAGGAAGGTGATAAAAAATGTTTGAATTTATCCCAATTGAAAAACAGATTGCTCACGCCGTTGCTGAATCGCAGGCAGCGGCTACAATGGCAGAACGCAATGCGGCGAATATTGATTATATTGCAATGATGTCTGACATCGAACTCGAATCTGACGAGGAGGTCGAAAGCAATGAGTAAAAAGTTTGCAAAAGTCAAGCGCTACTACGATGAGGGCTTGTGGTCTAAGCGACAGGTACATGATGCAGTTGTCAAGGGTTGGATAACTGCCAAAGAGTATGAGATCATAACCGGAGAGCCATATGAGGAGTGATAAAAATGACAAATGAGCAGATAAAAGAGCTTGTAAAATCGCACGTTTACGGAATGACAGTCACTGAGATGGCTGATATTTACGGCATACCCGAGAAAGAGATACCCGAGATACTGACGGACAACGCCGCCGAAATTGCAGACGAGCGAGAGTACCGTGATATGCTTGACGGTCGTGCAAACGTCCCGAAAACTGCCCCTACACCCCGAGCGCCTGCGAGGGTATCGGCGGCAAGTGCTAAGACCTACACGGGACCCGACCTGAGCGTGCATAATGGCGCAGTAAGCATGACAGGCGTGAAGCAGTCGGGTCACAGCTTCGTCCTGCTCCGTGAGGGGTACGGCGATGTGTTGTCCTATCCGTACCAAAAGGACAGCCGTTTCGAGAGCAACTACGCCAATGCAAAGACGGCAGGTCTGAGCGTGGGTGCGTATCACTATATGTACGCCACGACAACGGCAGGCGCAAAGCGAGAGGCTCAGGGGTTTATCAACAACCTCAAAGGCAAGTCGTTTGATATGCCGATTGCCCTTGACATCGAGGAACGCAGTCAGTACAACCTCCCGAACAGCACGGTCGAGAGCATTGTCAAAGCCTTCATGGACGTATGCGAGGGCGCAGGATATTACTGCCTGCTGTACAGCTATGAATCGTTTTTGACGGCGAAAATGTCGGCGGCGTTCAGAGCAAAATATGACGTTTGGTGCGCAAATATCAGCTGTCAGCCGTCAATCGCCTACGGAATCCACCAGTACAGCTTTACGGGTACAGTCAGCGGCGTTTCGGGCAGAGTTGACCTCAACCGCACGACAAAGGATTACCCGAGCATCATCAAGCAGGCAGGCAAAAACGGCTTTAAACCCACTCAGCCGACAAAAAACGCCCTTGACACTGAGGGCTTAAAGCGTGGCGATAAATCGGTCGGGGTGTATCTCCTTAAACGTTGGCTCATGTCTAAGGGCTACAAGCTGGACGATAACGACACGTTCGGCGCAGGCACGGAGAAAGCCGTTAATGGCATTCTCGGGGCGGCAGGACACACACAAAACGGCATTGCTGGTAAAAATTTCGTAAAAAAGTTTGTGAAGTAAAAAACGGCACTCGCTCCGTTCGGGGTGAGTGCCGTTTTTTTTTAAAACTTATCCTCTACTTCCGAGGAATCAAACCACTCGTAAGTTTCATATTCGTCAAAGTCGAGCAAAAATTATATCAAAGATTGTCTGTCATGCTCTCGATCAAAGCGCTGAGCGTTACGCCTTTTATCTGTGCTGTCCTCTTTAACTTGTTTATCACGGCATTTTTAAGATAGACGTGTATCTGTGCTTTGCCGTCCTCTTCAACAGGTTCAAAGAGTTCCAGCCACTGTTCGGCAGTCAGCTCCTGCTCGCCCCATTCACGAGCCTTGTCGTAGGGCAGTACATAGATATTTCTGCCCTTGTCGTGCGGTTCGTCCTCGATGCGGATATTGTGCACTGCATCAGAGCGAGCGCCTTTGAGGTATAAAAAATACTCTCCGTTTTTCTTAAGGTATAGCTCCTGTTCGCAGGTCTGCCCGGTGCTATCATGGCAGTTCGGATGCGGTACACTCGCAACGAGTTTCGCAGTATCGGTGTCGTAAACCTTTTTCTTGATGATTCTTTTCATGATTTTTACTCCTTTCGGTCGTGGGCTTTGCCCTGTTTCTTTCAGATTGCGTCTCTGCCGTTGGCTTACTTTTAATTATCTTTCATTCAGCATATCGTATACTTCAAGCTCATCAAAAGTTTCACTCTCACAATCGTCGTTGCTTGCGTTAATTGATACAAGCTGATCTACTGCATTATCAGCGCCGTAACGCTCCTCGATGTAATTCAGTGCATCTTCCATAGTTTCAAAAACTTCTTGGACTACTGCATACGACCCCTCGGTAACTTCAAATTTAGTATACTCTTTCATAATTAAACTTCCTTTCGATGTTATGGGCTTTGCCCTCTGTCGTTTGCGGCAGACCTTACCGCTGCCGCTCGGTTTGTTTTTTTGATTAGTCTATAACGTTGGCTTTATATCTCATACTGTGCTAAAAATGTATCAACACAAGCATTTATATCAGCTATATCAAGACCCTGCTTGCTGCTGAGATTAAATGCACCATTCTCAATGTAACCGAGAGTGCGGCGCTTGTAATCGTTTATGTATACTCTCCTGTAACCCTTCTTTTCCCAGAGTTTAAAAAAGAGATACTTGCAGTCGTCTTCGTAATGTTCACGGCTCGGCTGTACCATCTTAGCAAAGCCGTTGAAAGTTGTCTTTGTGGTGATCTTAGCCTCTGTCCATGCCTGACGAAGTGCTATGCTCATTCTTGCACTGTAATCACCTTCGAGGGTTCTTGCTATCTCGTGTGCTCTCTTCATAATCTGTGCCTTTGTCATAATGATCGCTCCTTTTTTATTTTGGGCTTTGCCCTGTTCCGTTTTCCTTGATTCTATTATAACATAGAGTTTAGCCAAAGTCAATAGTTTTTCAGCGATTTTTAGCCAAACTCAATAATTTTGTATACTTGCACAAAATAATAAATATAAAATTATGCAACATGACAGCTTACATTATTATACATATACGACTTGATTTTTATCTTAAATTGTGGATTATACATAAAATCACCTCCAAAATATGTGCAACCATACAAAATCCTATAATTTTCGGATTTAGTATTGACAATTCTAATTTTATAGGATATAATATACTCACAGTATTGAAAAGGTCACAAAAATCCCCTACAAAAGTAATCAAAAAAGTGTATCAATTATCTTCGCACCTTAATTATACACTTTTTTTACTAAAAAAGTCAATACCGAAAGTATTATTATTGTTGAAAGGAGTAAAAAGCATGGCATTTTCTGACAACGTAAAGAAGTATCGTGAAAAGCAGGGCTACTCGCAGGAGGAACTTGCAAAGTACCTCGGTATAGCACAGGCGCAGATCGCCAAATATGAAACCGGTGTTACCGTTCCGAACATCGTAATTGGCGTTAAACTGGCACAAAGGCTCGGCACGACCTGCGAAAAGCTGGTCGAGGGATGAGCCGTGAGCAAGCCGAAAACACCCACCTGCAAGGACTGCCTGAACTACGCAACCTGTCCCGAACGCAGCAGGCTTTACCCTTGCAGGAGTTTTAAACCGACAAGAGTAAACAAGGACAAACAGGGGCGCATATGATTAAAACTGAAAGGAGTTGTTGACTATGGCAAAAAGACAGGAACTGCGTGCAGTGAGCGTTATCACGATAGACGGGGTGAAGTACATATGGGACGATCTTCCCGAGGAGACAAGAGCCAAACTTCGTAAGAAGATGCTCGACAATGCGAGCCGCACACTCAGCCGTTACCTCAGCGATCACCCCGATGAAGCAAGGGTCATGCTGGACAAATACGGCGAATGATGACTGAAAGGAAGTTACCAAAATGCAGGAAAACAAACAGGCGTTCGTCCGTGAACTGGGCGAACTGCTGAAAAAGTACAGCCGTGAAGCGGTCAGTGAACTGGTCTATTTCGAGGACAGCGACCGCTTTGAGGCTGTGGAGATAATCTACGAGGACGGTCACAGGCGCACGGTGAACGTAACTGCGGACAGCGTGGTGGCTGTCATGAAGGATATAGCGAGGGCGATGTTATGACAGACCTGAGCTACATCATCGAAAGTGCAGACGTGCGTAT